AAAGGAATAAAATTATGAAAACATTAACTGTTGGAGAGCTTATAGAAAAGCTTAAAAAAATGCCTAAATCAGCCAATGTATTTATGCTCACAGATAGAACAGAATCAAACTGGGATGAAGAGAACGCTAAATTTATACGTGTTCACGGGATTGAATATGTAGAAAAAGAAACTGTATATCCTGATGATGGATTTACGGATAGTGTGGAACTTAATGTCTTACTTGAAATAGAGGAGGATGAAATATGACAAAAGAAGAGGTTCTTAAATTGGAGAGTGAAGATAATAGAATAATCAACTGCACAGGCAATAAAATTGAATTTGCCAACGGAGACGTTTATGCCATGAGTTCACCAGGTAGATTGTTTTACAAGGTGAAATGCTTTGTACTTTAATTCAAAACAAAATAGTAATGAGTAAAACAACAATTTATTATCTATTCCTAGTAGCAATGTATATGCTGCTAGGATAGGTGGAAAGGAGAGATATGAAACAGACAGTAGAAGAAGCAGCATACGATTATGCTACTAATAAAACGAAGTTCAGAAAAGACGTTCTGAAAGAAG